GGCTTTCTCCCGCCCCGAAACCCCCGTGGACTAGGGTGGTGGGATGAATCCGTATTCGCACGCCCACCGCAAAGCTCGGGCGGAGCTGTTGGCGGACCGGCCGCCGTGCGCCTGGTGTCGGGGCGCGGTGGCGACCGAGGCGGATCATGTCCCGCCGTTGGCGTCGTTCCCGCCGGGCGAGTGGGTTGGGCAGTACGTGCCGAGCTGCGGGCCGTGTAATGCTGCACGGGGTGGCCGGCTGGCTGCGCAGCGTCGCAAACCGAAACCGACAAACAGTAGGAGATGGTGAGAATGGCTGGTCGACATATGCAGGCGGTCGAAGCGTTTCTGGAAACCGCTGAGGGCGATCCGATCACGGTGGAGACGGTGCGAGGGTTGGCGCGTCGTTGGGACCTGATCGAGGCGTCCGGCGAGGGCGGCGGCCAGGTGCCGCAGGTTGCGTCGGTTTTGTTGCAAGCAGCCGAAAAGCTGTCGATCCCGCATGAAGACGCGTTGGCTTCCCTCGAGAACGCCCTCAAGGCCGTATGACCGTCGTTGCCCGTCAGTCTGTGCTGTTCGGCGAGGAACAGGCCGAAGCGACAAGCGACGACGTGTACACGCCTCGCTGGGTGTTTGAGCAGCTCGGTTTGACGTTTGACCTTGACGTCGCTGCACCGCCCGGCGGGATTCCATACATTCCGGCTGAGCGTTACTTCACGAAAGCTGATGACGCATTGAGCCAACCGTGGCGAGGCCGTGTCTGGATGAACCCGCCCTACTCGGCCTGCACGCCGTGGGTCCACCGCTGGCTCGAGCACGGCAACGGTGTAGCGTTGCTACCCTGCGCTAAATCCCGCTGGTTCTGGACGCTGTGGAAAGAGGCCGACGCCATACACGTCCCCGAAGTTTTCACGTTTGCGAACGGTGTCAGCATTTCGTACCCAGTGCTGTTGGCGGCGATGGGCGACGACAACGCCGAAGCGCTGGCACGTTTAGGGCGTGTCCGATGAGCTACCCGGCGGCGTTGCACGCGACCCCGGCCAGCGACGCCCCGTCAAAGGGTCACTATTTGGCGCAGGTCGCTGAGCTGATGGGGTTGGAGCTGTTTGGTTGGCAGCGGCAGGTCGCTGATGTTGCGCTCGAGTTGGACGATGCGGGCCGGTACAAGCGTCGCACTGTTGGGGTGAGTGTTGGCAGGCAGAACGGCAAAACGGCGCTGCTATCAGCCCGTATCGGTCTCGAGCTGCTGGCCGGCGGGAATGTGGCGTACACGGCGCAGGACCGGGGCGGTGCCCGCCTGAAGTTTCAGGAAACGGTCGAGATGTTGCGGCCGGCGTTGGGTTCCCGGTTCCAGACGCTGCGCCTGGCGAACGGTTCGGAGTGTTTGACGATGACGAACGGCGGGTCGCTGCGAGTCGTCACACCGAGCCGTGAGGGCGCACGCGGTCTCACCCTCGACCTGGTCGTGATCGACGAAGCACTCGCGCACCCGCTCGAGCTGGTCGGCGCGCTCGGCCCGACAATGTCCACCCGCCCATCGTCGCAGCTCTGGCTCGCATCAAACGCCGGCACGTCATCGTCGCAACTGCTGCGCCACTACCGCGACCTCGGCCGGGCCGGTGACTCGCCCTCGCTCGCATGGTTCGAATGGGCAGCCGCTGATGACGCCGATCCCGACGACCCCGAAACGTGGCTCGCAGCGATCCCGACGCTCGCCGAGGACAAAGGCGTCACGATGGCGGCCGTGCAGGACTTCCACGGCACGATGACAACCGAACTGTTCGACCGGGAAATCCTGAATCGTTGGCCGTTGGAAGCCGCCGACTACGCCCTCGACCTTGGTGTGTTTGCCCAGCTCGAGCACCACGACTTGCCGCACGGCGACAAACTCGCCCTCGGTGTCGACGTCAGCCCGATGCGGGACTGGTCGACAATCGCGATCGCGTCGCAAACCGGCGACCGGTACCTGACCGAAATCGTAGACCATCGAGCCGGGGTCGGGTGGGTACCTGCCCGCCTCGCCGAACTCGCGCAACGATGGGGCGCAACCATCGTCATCGACTCCGGTGCAGCCGCCGGGTCGCTCCTGCCACACTTGCAGCATCTCAACACGCTCGAGGTCGGTGCCCGCGACTACTGCGCGAGCTGCGCCACCATGCACGACGCCATAATCGACGGGAAACTCGCCCACCTCGGCGACACGATCCTGACCGACGCCGTCGCATCCGCTACCCGCCGCCGCCTCGGCGACCGATGGGCATGGAAACGCACCAGCGACGAAAGCCCCATCACACCGCTCGTTGCGGCTAGTCTTGCACTGTGGGGCGCGATCTCGGTCGCCCCGAAACCAACCCCGCAGGTGTTCTGATGTATCACGCCGCTCTACAACTCGCCGGGATTCTGCTCGCCGTGTTCGCTGTTCTGATGGAGTTCGGAGCGTGGCCGGCGGCGTTTGCTGTCGGCGTTTCGGTCGTCATCGTGTCGGCCGCTGTCGAGGCAGGTGAACGGTGATCGGCGACCTGATCCGCCGCAACGCCGAAACACGGGCGACCACAATCGAGCTACCCGCCCGCAGCCTCACCGCTCAGACACTGTTCGGGCCGATGTCTGTTACCCGCGACACGTTGCTGTCTGACGTCGTCGCGAATCGTTGCGTCGCGCTCATCTCGGACCAGATCGGGTCGCTACCCGTCCACGTCGAACGCAACGGCGAACCCGTCGAAACGCCACCCGTCCTGACAGCCCCAGAGATTGACCGGACACGCTCGGAGTTCATCGCCGCCCTCGTCACGTCGCTGCTGGTAAACGGCAACGCCTACCTACTCGCCGGTAACCGCAACAGCCTCGGTTTCGTCCAAAACATGGTGCTGCTCGATCCTGAAGCGATCCAGGTCTACGTGCAAGACGGCCGGCCGCAGTACCGCACCGCCCGAGGGCTACTCAACCCCGAAGACGTCCTGCACGTTCGGAACTTTACGCTGCCCGGCCACGTCGTCGGGTACGGCCCGCTCGACTACAACCGCCAGTCGATCGCCCAAACGCTCGCCGCTGACCAGTACGCAGCGCAGGCGTTCACGACCGGAGCGCTGCCCGACGGTGTCCTGCACTCCGAAAACGAGATTACCAGCGAGCAGGCCCAGGACCTGAAACAGGCGTGGATCGCCGGGAACGGTGGCCGGCAGCGAGGCCCGGCCGTGCTGTCTGGCGGTGTCAAGTACCAGCCGCTCGAGTTCTCGTCGGTCGACATGGAACTACTCGACAGCCGCCGGTACAACGCCGAGCAAATGTGTACCCTGTTTGGCGTCCCGCCGCACCTCGTCGGCGTGCCGTCGCAAGACTCGAAGACGTACAGCAACGTCCAACAAGACTCCCAGTTCTTTGTGCGGTTCACGCTGCGCCCGCTCGCAATCAAGATCGAAGAAGCACTGTCGACGTTGCTGCCACGCGGCCAACGGGCCGTGTTCAACTTCGACGCTGTACTGCGCGCCGATACCCGCACCCGCTACGAAGCGCACGAAATCGCGTTGCGGGCCGGGTTCATGACTATCGACGAAGTCCGAGCGTTGGAGGGCTTGACGTGACCGAAATCGAGACAAGAACGATCACGTTCGACGGGATCGAAACACGAACCGACGACGACGGCTTCCGGCACCTCGTCGGGATCGTCGTGCCGTGGGCCGGCGAATACCAGATGCCGAACGGTCTGACCGAGTCGTTTGAGCGAGGCGCGTTCACTAAGACGCTGAAAGAACGCGGTGACCGTATCCCGCTGTACCAGCAGCACGAATCCCGCTCGACGCTCCCGGTCGGCACGTCGGTCGGGTGGCAGAACACCGTTGACGGTTTGGTCGCTGACTTTCGGATGGCTCGCACCGAACGCGCCGCCGAAGTCCTCACCCTCGCCGATGACGGCATGGTGACCGGCCTGTCTGTCGGGTTTATCCCGGTCCGGTCCCGCACCGAAACCCGGTCGACTGGGCAGCACGTCGTCAGGGTCGAAGCCCGTATGGATCATGTTGGGTTCGTTGCGCAACCCGCCTATGACGGCGCACGGGTGCTGGCGGTGCGGCAGTTTGACGCGGATGACCCCGATATCGCGCCGCGGTTGGCACGGTGGCGAGGGGCGTTCGCATGACGATGAAATCGGAGCAGATCACCGTCGGCATGACCGCCGTTCGCATCCTCGACGATCTCAACACCAACCGACACGTCTACTTTTTCGACGACAGCACCCATCCGGTTTATCTCGGCGGGTCTGACGTCACGACCAGCAGCGGTCTCAAAGTGCCCAAAAACACTGGCTTTGAGATCTTTATGCCAGCCAACGAAGAACTTTTCGCCGTGTCTGACAACGCTGGCCAGACCGTCAGCATCCTTTACCAGACCGACTGACCTGATAATCTCACCCGAAACCACGTTGCGCCGCTGGAAGCGCCGCCCGCCAGCTACGGGCACCCGACCAGCACCCGACACCCCACCCCGATCATGAAAGGCGCTCCAGTGCGTTTGCTTGACCAGCTCGTCGAAGAACGGGCAGAACTTTCCGAAACCGTCGAAGGCATCCTGACCCGTGCCGCAGACGAAACTCGCGACCTCACCGAAACCGAGGACAAGAACCTCACCGACCTCAAGGCCCGTGCTGATGCTCTCGATGAGCGCATCACCGAGCTGCGGGCCGTGCAGGTCGCCAACCTCGAAGCGGCGAAGCTTCGTGCCGAGGTCGCTGCGACCGACGAACCCGAGGCCCGTGCGGCCGCCGGCGTCGTCCAGGTCCACAGCGAGCCCATCACCTACTCCGAGCGCAGCTCCCACAGCTTTTTCTCGGACATGTACCACGCGCAGACCTACGGCGACCGCGACGCTCAGGCCCGGCTTGAGCGCCACCGTGATGAGATGGCTGTCGAGCACCGTGACGGCAGCTCGGCGAACTACGCCGGTCTCGTCGTGCCGCAGTACCTGACGCAGCTTGCCGCCGAGCTTGCCCGTGCGGGCCGGCCGTTCGCTGACCAGTGCACCGCGCTGCCGCTCCCGGCCGACGGTCTGACCGTGAACATCTCGCGTGTGACCACCGGCTCCAGCGCTGCCGTGCAGGCCGCCGAGAACGACGCTGTTTCCGAGACGGACATCGACGACACGCTGCTCACCGCTGACGTGCGCACCATCGCCGCGGGCCAGCAGTTGTCACGTCAGGCTGTCGAGCGTGGCACCGGCGTCGACGCCCTCGTCGCAGCCGACATGATCGGCGCGATGGCGACCACCCTCGACAACCAGCTCATCAACGGTTCGGGTTCGTCCGGTCAGCTTCTCGGCCTGGCGAACGTTTCCGGCATCAACTCGGTCACCTACACCGATGCGTCGCCGACCGCCGCCGAGCTGTACTCGAAGATCGTCGACGGTATCCAGCAGGTCAACTCGAACCGGTACGCCGGGGCGGACCTGATCGTCATGCACCCGCGTCGTCTGGCGTTCATGCAGGCCGGCGTCGACTCGAGCAACCGCCCCCTGGTCGTGCCCTCGCAGAACGTCCCGCAGAACGCGATGGGTGTTGGACCGGTCGCCGGTTACGGCGTCACCGGAGCCAGCATCGCTGGCCTTCCGGTCGTGACCGACGCAAACATCATCACCAACGGCGGTGCAGGCACCAACGAAGACGAAATCTACATCGTCCGTCGGGCCGACATGCTGCTGTTCGAGGACGCCGGCGCACCGGCCCTCGTGCGGATGGACCAGACCGCCGGTCTCAACCTGACCGTGACGATGGTTGCGTACCAGTACGCGACGTTCATCGCAGGCCGTTACCCCGCCTCGATCAGCAAGATCAGCGGAACCGGTCTCGTCGCTCCGACCTTCTGATAGGTCACTGAATCGTCGGTCGGGCCGGTGCCAGTCCCGGCCCGGCCGACACCTCGACTCTCCGAAAGGACCGCCATGTCTGACGCTTTGTGGCAGAAGCAAGCCCCTAGCCGTGTCCAGAAGCCCTCAGAAGCCGCCCAGGACGCTCCGAAGGCCGCCCCGGTGAAGAAGGCTGCCAAGAAGGCCAAGAAGGCCTGACAATGGCTTACACGTCGCTGTCGGTCCTCAAGGACTACCTGGGTATTCCGTCGGGTACGGTTACCGAGGACACGCCGCTAACGGCAGCGATCAACGCCGCTCAGGATCTCGTCGACGGGTACACAAACACGACGTTTGAGACGGTGACCGAGGCGCGGGTGTACCGGGCCGACGATCCTCAAGTGCTGCTGGTCGACCAGTTCCACACCGTCACCGGCCTTGTCGTCAAAACCGACACGTCAAATGACGGCACGTTCGACACGACCCTGACCATCACGACCGACTACGTCGTGCAGCCGTTCAATCAGCCGCCGTTCACGTCGTTGCTAAACGTCTCGGGTGATTGGCCTCGGTATCAGTCGGGCCGGCCAGCCGTGCAGGTGACCGCCGCATACGGCGACCAGAACGCCGCAGCCGTCCCCTACGCCGTACAGCAAGCAACGCTCATCCTCGCTGCCCGCTTGTATCAGCGCAAAGCGTCACCGCTCGGCATCATGACCGGGTTTGCTGACTACGGCATCGCCCGCATCAGCCGCCAAGACCCCGACGTCGCCGCCCTGCTGCAACAATACAAACGGCTCGCTACCGCCTAATGGCCGACTACACCGCCATACGCGATGGCCTCGCAGCCCGCCTCGACACGATCGACGCGTTTCTGACAGTCCACGCAACCGTTCCGGGCCGCATCATCGCCCCAGCTGCGGTGGTCGTGCCCGGCCGGCCCGTAGCGGTGTACCACGACAGCATGATTGGCAACGGCGGCTCGCTGACCGTGTTCAATTTCGAACTGGTCTGCGCCGTGCAATCCATGACCGAAGAATTTGCCCAGGACGCCCTCGACGACCTCATCAGCGGCCCGGACAGCGTCCCGACAGCGATCGAAGCCGACCCGACCCTCGGCGGTGCAGCAACAACGACGCAGGTTCGCCAAGCCGTCGACTACGGCGTGATAGCCTACGCAGACACCGAGTTCGTTGGTGCCCGTTTCCTTGTGGAGGTATATGCACGATGAACACCTACACCGTCACGTCGCACAACCTCGCCGGGCATGACCACGGCGACACCGTGACCGACGACGACCTCGAGGGCGCGAACGTGCCCGCACTGATCGCCGGCGGGCATCTCGCCGAAGCGAAACCGAAAAACAGCCGGAAGGCCAAGACAGAAAGCGAGGCCGACTGATGGCCGTTTTTCTTCAGAATGATGTACAGGTGACCGTCAACTCGGTCGACCTAACCGACCACGTTGCCAGCGTGACGTGGACTGAAAGCGCCGCCGAACTCGAAACCACGGCGATGGGCGACAGCAACGTCACCCGCATCGGTGGCCTCAAAGACGGGTCAGTGTCGATCGAGTTCCATCAGGACTTCGGAGCGTCGTCGGTGTACGCCACCCTGTACCCGCTGCTCGGCACGACCACGACCGTGGAGGTAACCCCGACCGGCGACGCAGTCGCAGCGACCAACCCGAAGCATTCTGCCTCGGCGCTTGTCACTGAACTGCCCCTGATCGACGGCAGCGTCTCTGATCTGGCGACCGTGTCGGTCACTTGGCCGCTGTCCGGCGCTGTCACGGTGAGCACCGCCCCGTAACATGCTGGATATTTCGATCTCAACTCGGCTGGCAAACGAGACCGAACCAGTCACAAGCAAACCGACGATGGGCACGCTGCTCCAACTCGAGCGGTACTTCAATTTGCCCAGCGCCATCGAGGCGTTGCAGAACACAAAGATCGAGCACGTCGCGTGGTTGGCGTGGGAATCACGCCGCCACGCCGGCATGACCGTCCCGACGTGGGAAAAGTTCCGAGACACCCTCGTCGACATCGAGTTCGACAGCGACAACGCCACCCCTTTAGCCGAAGGGGAACCGCCTACGGCATAGCGTCTTTGGCTGTCGCTACCGGGCAGCCGATCAGCGAGCTTGAGAACGCTTCCCCGGCCGTCATTCGCGCTTTGCGGGCAATCCTGCACGAACAGCACGAAGCGCAACAGAAAGCAGCACAGAGGCTCTGACAATGGCCCAACCACTGATCCGAGTCGAGGGCGGTAGGGAACTACGCCGCAAGTTTCGTGAAGCCGGCGACGACATGACCGACCTCAAAGACCTACATAAGCAGCTCGCCGACGACGTCGCAGGCACCGCCAAGACCAAGGTGCCGATACGGTCAGGCCGGCTGCGAAACTCGGTTCGAGGTTCCGGCACGAAAACCGCGGCCAGGGTGCGGGCCGGTAACAACCGCAAAAGCGGCCCGACCTCGGTGCCCTACGCGGCTCCCATACACTTTGGCTGGCGCGCTCGAGGTATCCGGCCGCAGCCGTTCTTGTACGAAGCGCTCGACGATCGCCGCCAAGAAGTCATCGACCGGTACAACGATGAAGTGCGGTCGATCATCCGGCGCGTGTTCTAGGATTACGGCATGGCAGCAGGCTCGAGCGTTATCAACGTCGCTATTCTCGGCGACGCTACGAAGTTCAAGCGGGCTGTCGGCGAAGCAGGCAACAAACTCGGGAAGTTCGGCACCCGTGTCGGTCGTGTCTCGACCAGCGTCGCCAAAGGGTTCGGCGTTATGGGCGCAGCCGCTGGCGGGTTCGCAATCGTCGGCGGCAAACACTTTTTCAATGTTGGCGAGGAACTCGTCTCGCTCGACCAGAAAATCAACACGGTCTTTTCGGGTCAGTCACTGAATCAGGTGACCGGGTGGGCGGACGATGTCGCCGCCCGAATGGGTCTCACGTCGACGCAAGCGGCCGGGTTGGCAGCGAACGCTGGCGACCTACTCAAACCGATGGGTTTCACCGCCGACGAAGCCGCCAGCATGTCGACCGAAATCATCGGCCTGTCCGGTGCCCTGTCGGAATGGAGCGGCGGTCAGCGTTCGGTCGAGGAAACCGCCGAGATCCTGTCAAAGGCACTGCTCGGCGAACGCGACTCGCTCAAATCGTTGGGTATCTCAATCAACCAGGCCGAGGTCGACCAGCGGGCAATGACGATCGCGGTCGAAGCCGGCCGAGACGCGATCAACGAACAGGACAAAGCGCTCGCTACGCAGCAGCTCATCTTGGAGAAATCGACCGACGCCCAAGAGGCGTACGCCGCCGGCGGTAACAAACTGACCGCCGCCCAAAACCGGCTCAAAGCAGCGTTCGGCGAAATCCAAGAACGCATCGCCCGCAAACTGCTACCCGTATTCGCCCGCCTTGCTGACATCGCCGTCGAACTGATCGACGTATTCGACAAAGACGGTTTGGGCGGTGTCATCTCCGACGTGCAGCTACGCATCCAGCGGGCATGGCCAGCGATCCGCACCCAGCTCGGCGTATGGGCACGCGGTTTCGTTGCGTGGCTCGAGGACGTCGGCCCACCGCTGTTCGCCGCCCTCGGCGACTTCCTGCTCAACTTCGGGAAATGGTTTATCGACGACGCCCTCCCGGTCATCGTCGAAAAGCTCGGCGACTGGGGTTCGGCGTTCGTCGGTTGGGTCGCCGACGTCACCCCGCCACTACTCGCAAAGCTCGTCGATCTGCTCGTCGACGTCGGCCGTTGGATGCTCAACACCGGTCTACCGACACTCGGAGCGCTCGCGGCGCGGTGGGGTAGCGCGCTGATCGACTGGGTTATCGACGTGACGCCCGGCCTGTTGCGCAAGCTGGTCGACATGATCGTGGACGTCGGTAAGTGGATGATCAACAGCGGCCTACCGTTGCTGATTCAGACGTCAATGCGATGGACCGAAGCCCTTGTAAATTGGGCGCTCGACGTCGGGCCGGAACTGCTCAAAGAACTCAAACAAATCTGGATGGACGTCAACACGAAACTGATGCAATGGTCGCGAGAGTTCGGCCCGAACATCATCCGGTCAATCATCGACGGCATCACAAGCGCGCCCGGCAGCATCCCGCAAGCGATCATGGGAGCAGTCAGAGGCCAAGGCCCGCTAGGCAGCATCATCAGCACTGGGCAGAGTTGGTTTCAGAAACCGGTCGGGCCGGCGTTCGGTCCCGGCGCGTCGGGCGGCCCTCGAGCTGCCGGCGGTCCCGTCCTCGGTAACGTCCCGTATCTGGTCGGCGAGTCCGGTCCCGAAATGTTCGTGCCGACCGGGTCGGGCACGATCGTCAACAACGCCCGCCTGGGCGGTATGGGCGGCGGCGGCATGACCGTCACCGTCAACATGCCGGCCGGTAGCAACGGCGACGACGTCGTGCGAGCGTTGCAAGACTACGTCCGCCGCCGAGGCGCTATCCCGGTCCCGGTAGGAACGGCCCGCTACTGATGCCGGTCACGACCGAGTTCGGGATCCAGTTCAACTATTACGACAACGGCGTTGACCTGACCGAAACAGACTTCACGGCCCGCACCCTCGGCCTACAGATCGACGTCGCCGCCCAAGCCGGCCAGATGGGCACCCGCACCGCGACCGTTACGTTCGATAACAACGACGGCGCTATGACCCCCGGCAACGGCGGCACCTACTCGACGTGGGACTTTTTCGAGCGGCAGCTTTACATCAAAGCAACCGTCGACAACGGCATCGCGACGCCGTTCCCGTGCGAACTGTTCGGCGGTATCGTCACCGACTTCGCGCTCAACGACGACGGCCGCAACAGCACCGTAACCGTGACCGCCGTCGACCCGTTCCAGATCCAAGGACGATCAACTCCAACAACCGACTACCCAGCGTTTTCGTTCACCTACCCGAACAACACGATCACGTTGGCGCTACTTGACGTGCTTTCAGAAGTAGACGACGACCTGCCAAACCTGGGCAGCGCTGCACCCGCCGGTTGGGGCGTTAGCTCCCGCATGGCCCAGGAGGATAAGTCGCAGCACGAATGGGCAGCCGGCGAAATCACCGGCGCAGCCGCAGACGTCATCAACCAAAACATTCTGCCCAGCGACGTCACCTCGGCGCTTCCCGAGGTCCCGCTCGGCCTCGAATACGGGTACGTCCTTGACGTTGGCCGGCTGCTGTTCTACCAAGCGTTCGACGAAAAAGTCAGTTTCAGCAACAAGACCGGCAGCGTCGGTCTACCGTTCGCCGAACTCGAACGCGGGTTCAACACCGACGAACTCACGAACGCAGCAAACATCACCGCCGTGTCGACCACGACGACCGCCAGCTCGAGCGTGCAATCATCCCGCTCAAAGTACGGTGCCCGCACCCGCACCTACCAGGTGACCGCAATCGACGACTACGCCACCCGCGCCGCGCAGAATTGGGCGAACCGGTTCGCTGACGCATCGTTCGACGTCCGCACGATCACCACGACAACCGCTCAGATCGAGGACAAACTCGACCCGGCCGGCTGGATGAACTGGGTCTACGCGTTACGCCGCCCAGCGTGGCACCTGTATGACGTCACGTTCACGCCGACCGGCGGCACCGAAACAACCGAAACGCTCGTGTCCGTCGGGTACACGATCGCAGCGACCCCAAACGACGCCACCGTCATCTTTCAGATGCGACCCGCAGCAACTCACACCGTGTTCACGCTCGACAACGCCGACTACGGTATCCTCGACACCAACCGGCTCGGCTAGGACTGCAACCGATGACTAACCCGTTCCCATTCACTGCCGGTGACGTACTCAACGCCGCCGACCTAAACGCCATCGGCGAAACCGAAACATGGACGCCGACCTTTCAGACCGGCGTGACGGTCGGCAACGGCACCCTTTCCGGCTATTACCAACGCGTAAACGACTTCGTGATCGCGCAAGGGGAGTTTGTGTTAGGCAGTACGTCGGCGATCACTGGCGACGTGCGCGTGACCGTACCAATACTGGCAGCCGACACCTATGAATTGTCAGTCTCGACAACCGTGCAATTCATCGACGCGTCGTCAGCGACCTATTGGGCGGGCAGCGGGCGAGCCTACGGCGTCAGCGCGGTGCGGTTACGTGCATTGTTGCGTAGCACAAGCGTCAATTATGTTTACGCCAACCAAATCAGCAGTACCACGCCGTTCACCTGGGCAACCAGCGACCGGATTCATTGGACCTCGACCTACCGGGTTGGCTCATGATCGAACTACTTGACGAGCTCGACCCTGACGACGTGCCGACCGAATGGATGCTTGAGCGGATGCGAATGCACCGTGACGGTCTGTTGGCCGCCTCGGATTGGACACAAGCGGCCGACGACCCGACCGGCAACGCTGCCGCATGGGCCGAATACCGCCAGCAGCTGCGCGACGCGCCGAACACGTGGGAACCCGGCCCGACGTGGACACCGCCACCGACCCCATAGGAGCACATCGACCGATGGAACGCCTACGTACTCACCCTGGCCGCCTGCAGGCCGTTGTCGTCGCCGCTGTCGCCCTCGTGACCGCGTTCGGTGTGAACTGGTCGGCCGAGCAGGTCGCGGCCGTTACGGCGTTCTCAGCGACCGTCATCGCGCTGCTGTTCGAGCCGCCGACCAGGCTGCAACGCCAACGATGATCCCGCACGCCGACTGGACTCGGCTTGGTATCTGGGGCGACCCCGCCAGGTTCCGGCCCGGCTGCACCGGCATCGTCGTCCATCACACTGTCACCAAAGCCAGCCACGACCCGGTCGCCGACGCCCAAACCGTCGAACGGGTCACGTTCAACCGCGGCACGTTCGCCGCCGTCCCCTACTCGTACCTGCTGCACCCGTCTGGCATCGTTCTCGGTGGCCGCCAAACCGACTACCGCAACGGAGCGAACCGCAACGACCGAGGCGGCAACTACAGCAACAGCAACACGGTTTCGTTGTCGCTGATCGGCGACTACCGAACCGACGAAGTCACCGCTAAGCAACGCCGGGCGTTCTGGCAGCTTTTCGACGAACTGAAGATGACCGGCGCAGTTACCAACGACGCCCTGGTCATGCCCCACTCGGCCGTGTCATACACGGAATGCCCGGCGGCAGCGTTCGACCAACTCAACCTGCCGACCCCGTCACCTAACCTTGAAGAGGATCAAATGCAGACACTCGTGAGCAAGACCAGCGGCGAAGCGTGGGTCGTTGCCGGGAACCGTGCCCGCCCACTCAGCGACGTCGACCAGTGGCTCGCCACGTTCGACGGGCCGGTCATCTCCGCAAACAACATGGAGCACGTCGTCAAATCGCTGTATGACGTAACCGGGTAACCGATGCGCTGGCAGCTCGCCGCTGGCGTGCTCGAGCTTGTCGGCAACGCCGCCCTGGTTTACACGCTGCTGACGGTGGGCCGCCGGCCGTGGCCGTCAATCGCCCTCAAACAGCTAGCGACTGTCGCCGGGATCTACGCCAGCACCAATGTGTTCTACGCCACCGCTTACATTGGCCGCCTGACCAGCACGTTTGAGCTATGGGATACGCCACTGGAAAAGGTCGTGCTGGCGGCGCAGGTTGGGTCGATGTGGGCGATGCTGTTGACCGGTATCGAAGCGGTGGCGGCAGCGCGTGAATGACACGACTGGGGCGCTTGTGCTCGCAATGACAGCGGCAACGATGATCGCCGCCGGCCGGATGATCGGCGGCCGGGTGCAGGCCGTGCTTGTGCCGATGGCGGTGAACGTGTTCGCCGTGGCGTGCATCTTTGCCGGGTTTGCGTATTCGCTTGAGGTAGGCGCAGACGTGCGGCCAGTAGCGAAAGCTGTAGACGGCGCGGCGGCGTTCGCTGCAGCTGCGGCGCTCAATCGTTGGGCCGACTAACATCACCGGCATGTCGCCCGAACTAATCGAGCTGTTTACGTCGGTCGGTACTGCCGGCGGTGTGACCGCGGTGCTTAGTTATCTTTTGCTGCGCCAGATCGACCGGGCAGCCGAAGAACGAGCAGAGTGGTTGGCAACGATGCGGGCCGACAGTGCCGAAACCCGCGCCGTGTTGGGCGAACTCCGTCAGGCCGTCGTTGATCTCCGAGTCGCGATCGCAGCCCGCGAAGGCCGCTGACTAGCTCAACTATTGACACGCTGTCCACAGTGGGGTTGGATAGGGGCCGTGCCCGACGACGGGCACAGACTGGAGCAAACTATGCGCTTTTCACGCGTAACCCTGACCGTCGCGGTCGACGACGCCGACGACGAACACTTCGAGGCCCTCGACTACCTCATCCCGGCGCTGTACAAAGCGCTCGAGCACCATCCCGAAGTCACGCTGCTCGATTATTTGAGCGAGCCGATGAAACTCGTGTTCGGAGAACAGCCGTGACACGCCTCGCCGACACGATCACCGCCGCAGCCCTCGCCGCTGGCGCTCTACTGCTGCTGGCTGCTCTCGCTGGCGCTATCACCGACCCGACTACCTGCTGGGGTTCCTGCTCATGACCGGCCGACCGCAGCTCGCAGCCCTCGCGAAACCGTTCCCAGCGTCGCTGATCCAGAAGAACCCGACCGGGTTCGGCGAGTTTGTCAAGCATTCCGTCGTTGTCGAAAAGCTGCTGGCGACAGTCGGCCCGTTTGACTTTCGTATCGTGCGCGAAATCCGCGACGCCGACACCGGCCAGCTCTGCGGCGTTATCGGCGAGATGACTGTCGAAATTGACGGCCGCCTGACCATTATCCAGGAAGTCGGAGACTGCGAACGCCCCGATAATTGGCCGCACGACGGCAGCCGCCTCAAAGACGCCACCTCAGACGCGATCAAACGATGCGCAGCCCGCATCGGCTGCGGCACCCATCTCTGGAGTCAAGCTCAATTCAGGCTTGACCGTGCGCTCGAACGTGAAAGCGGGGCGTCGTGATCTGTGACTATTGCGGCGGCAACAACCGCCATCTGACATGGTGCGGCGACTACCGACCCGCACCGGTCTACGCGCACACGACACCCAAAGCCCGCCGCAGCGACCCGGCAACGTCACACGCCGCCGCAGCGACCGTCACGGCCGACACGATTACCGACACACAAGCCGCCATCGTGGAAATGTTGCGCTGTCACGGCCCGCTAACCGACGAACAGCTCTGCCAGCGGATCGCCGACCAGCGAACCGAACCCGTGTCGGTGTCTGGTATCCGTACTCGCCGCAGCGAACTCGCTGCCGCTGGCCGGGTAGTAGACACCGGCCGGCGACAACCAACCCGCACCGGCCGATCAGCGATCGTTTGGAGTCTCGCATGAAAACCCTTGGCATAAACGTCTGGCCCGCGACCGACCTCGAGGACGTCCTCGTGTATGAGGTTGAGATCGAAACGCCGTTCTGGCAGCTCACGCAGCGGGTGCACTGGTCCGACCTGCCCGCTGTGATCGAGGAAGCCGTGTACGCCGTGATTGAGAACAGCCCGCCGAAACTATGACGTGGCTCGCTGTGCTTGGCCTGTTCGCCGCTGTGGTGGCGGTGCAGCTGGTCGGCCTTCTTTGGCTGATGGTGCGAGATCGCCGTGAATGAGGCCGAGTTGCAGGCGCTGATCGTCAAGGTCGCTGAGCTGCACGATTGGCTTGTGTTTCACGACAACGATTCGCGTCGCAACGTGGCCGGCTGGCCTGATCTGGTCTGCGTGAAACCGCCTCGAGTGCTGTTCCTCGAGCTGAAATCAGCGACCGGGCAAATACGGCCCGAGCAAGAGGTTTGGATGGGCGCTTTATCAAAGTGCGACACGATCGCGAGCGGGATCGTTCGACCGAATCAGGTCGACCAAGTGCTCGACTACCTCAAACGAAAGGACACGAAAGATGACTGATTCAGAGCAGACGGGCTGGTACCAAATGCTCGCCTGGGTGGCTGAGGACGCTGCTGCTGGCCGTCTCGACCCTGACCCGGCTGTAGTGGCTCGCAAACGCCGTCAGAAGCGTATGGAGCGGGCGACGGCGACGCTGCGGGACGCCCCCCCAGCCCGTACCCACGCACAACGGATGGCGTCTGCGGCCGGGCTACAGGTGACGGGCGATCATCTGCGCACGGGTCTGGCGGAACGCCGGCGGATCGCTGAGCATCGGAGCAGCGATGTCTAGCGGCGGCGCGTTCTTCGTGGTGTTGCTGGCCGTTGTCGTCATGGTGCTGTTCTTCGTTTGGTTGTTCGTGCGGTGGCAGCTTGAGCACGGCGAAACGTTGCGCGAGCAGGCGGCGTTGGCCGAGTTTGGGCCGCTGTTTCAGCTCGAACCGTCAGCCGAGCATGTCACGCAGGACCGCAGCGCGCACCGGTTCCGGTACCGGACCGACTGGGATGCTGTACGCCGTGAGGCGGGCCGCTGATGTTCTGTCCGCACTGCTCCCAGTACGTCAATACCGTCGACGTGTATGACCCCGTCCCTGACGTCATCGACGCCGCCTGCAACCTGTGGAACGTCGACCCGGCCGAGCTGCTGTCATCGTGCCGCAAAACCGCTGTCGTCGCCGCCCGCCAACCGATCATGGCGGTGCTGTATCACGAGTATCGGATGACGCTCGCCGATATCGGTGACGCTCTCGACCGGGATCACACGACGGTTCTGCACGGCGTGAGGGTCGCCGACCCCGACCGGGTCACGGCGCTAACCGCAGCGGTAACAGCATGAAACCGTGCTGTGTGTGCGGCCGGCCCGCCGAGCACCGCAACGCGTACGGGATCTGCCGGGAATGTATGCGGCCGGTCGAGTATGACGACACCGGTACACGCATCGACTCGGTGTTCGACCGCGAGTTGGAGCGGGAACCCGACGACGACGAACTACTGCCCTCGAAATGGTGAACATGACCCTAGAAAGCAAACAAAAAATGACTTCGTACCTACTCAAAACCACGACGTTCGCAGCGTTCATCGGTTGCGTGATCGGCGCAAACTGGGCGCTCGACACTTACGGCTTCGTTGACCTCATCGGTCCCGGCGTCATTATGGTTCCCGCTGGCGTCTACTTCGCCGGCCTTGCGTTCGGTGTGCGCGACGCTCTGCACGAACTCGACCAGCGGCTCGTCGTGCCCGCAATCGTTGTTGGCGCGTTCGTGTCGTGGTGGATCGAACCGTCGTTTGCTGTCGCATCCGGCGCAGCGTTCCTACTCGCCGAGCTAGCCGATTACGCCGTTTATGCACCATTGCGAAACCGCAGCTGGCCCGCCGCCGTGGCAGCGTCCAACGTTGCCGGCTCGGTTGTCGACTCGCTGCTGTTCCTGTGGATTGCGTTCGACACGACCGACGGCTGGGTTGACCTGACAATCGGCAAAACGGCAATGATCGCGCCCGCTGTCGTGATTGTTTGGGGCGTTCGCCAGCTCCGACCCGGCAACGAAACGACACGCGCCGAGTGATGTATCTGGGGACGCCGTCAACGCCAGCAATACGGCACGCCATGACCAAACGCGACGACCTCGGCGCAATGGTCACCGTTTCTCAAGGCAACCGCATACCCGAAGGCGTACCAGTCGGCATTGACAACGAATGCTTTCTGCATCCTGAACGGTTCGGAAACGGCGACGCGTTCCTGCAACTCATCGCCCAATTCGACCCTGACGACGTCCTGTTCGCCACCGCCCCCGACATTGTCGGCGACTGGGCTGCCACCCTCCAACGGTCCCGACCGTGGCTCGACCGCATCCGAACCGCCGGCGTGCCCGCTGCGATCGTCATACAAAACGACGCCACCAGGCTGACAGTCCCGTGGGATGACGTCGACGCCGTGTTCATCGGCGGCACTACCGACTGGAAACTTGGCCCGCGCGTCGTCGAAATCACTGCCGAAGCAAACGACCGAGACATTTCCGTTCATATGGGCCGCGTCAACTCTCACAAACGACTCGCCTACGCAGCGTGGATTGGTTGCGATACCGCCGACGGCACGTTCCTAGCGTTCGGCCCAGATCAAAACCTGCCAAAACTGCTCCGATGGCTTGACGACGTCAACACGCAACCGTCGCTGTTTACGCCGTTGCCCTCGAGGTGGTGGACATGACGGTGACGGTCGGCAGCTTGTGTACCGGCATCGGCGGCCTCGACCACAGCCTGACGATCGCCGGCCTCGACACGCACCCGGTGTTCGTTTCCGATATTGACCCTGGCGCGTGCGCATGGCTCGAGGCCAACAGCACCGCCCCGAACCTGGGCGATTTCACCGCCCTCGATGAACTTCCACCGGTGGACATTCTGACCGCCGGTTTCCCCTGCCAGCCGCTATCTAGCGCCGGCCAACGCAAAGGACTCAACGATGACCGATGGCTATTCGACGACATATGCAGACTTATTGGCCGAATGGAGACACGCCCCGTCGTGTTCCTCGAGAACGTGCCTGGGTTGCTCACTGCAAACGGTGGGCACGCTATGGCCGCTGTCGTTTACGGATTGGCCGCAATCGGCTACCGCCTCGACTACGGGACTTTGGAAGCGGCCGCCGTTGGCGCACCCCACCGCCGACGACGATGGTGGGGAATCGCCACACCTGAAAACACCGACAGCGAACCTAGGTCACAATGGTGGATCTCAACACCCGCAGAAACGGAAAGCAGGCGGCCACGGCCCGACACTGGCGGACGAAATAGAGCACATGTTGCCGACACCAACAGCAACCGACGGCCGTGCGGGGACACGCAACAACTTCGACCTCGACACCAGCAAACACCCGACTTTGCGAGAAGTAGCGACCGCTTTGGGCAGTACGCCGCAACAGTGACACGCTGGGAACACGTCACCGGCCGGCCGGCACCCGACCCGACAACGGACGGCCGCCTGTCGCCGCACTTTGTCGAGTGGATGATGGGCTACCCGGCCGGATGGGTGACCGACACGCTTACGAACCGACGCCAGGCGCTGCACGCCCTCGGCAACGCCGTAGTCCCGCAATGCGCCGCCGCAGCGTTCACACAACTATCGGCCCGCTGATGTTGGTTGGCGGCTGGCCGACGACGGGGGACTCACCACGCCGCCGACCAGACGCTTGACGGGACCTCACCTATCGGCTTAGAGTCCCGCCTGCACTACAACCGAGGGTCAGCGTAGCAGACCAGGCGACACTCAGCCGACCGAATGAGTGCGCATCGGGCACGTGACAGCCCGGTCAGCCCTCGAGGCTGATGCCCGCAACGGGGCGAACACGTGAATACGTTGCAAACCGAGTCGGTAGGCCGCAGCCCTCACCGTGCCGCCGGGGCTGCAAGTGCACCACGGACCTATCGACATATGACGCGGCCCGCCGAAGTAACGCCCGGCGGCTTGTGAGCGACCAACTGCCCGATGGGAAGTAACCCGCTCAATCAAGACCGAAACACGGCGCGAAATTAGCGCTGTGGTCTTGATCGCTCGCGCCCACCCTCAAGGAAGGAAGGCGGGCGGTAGCTGTGAGTGACAGACTGGAGATGATGATGAAGTGCAGCGTGACCGGCTGTGACAGCGTGGTTGACTCGCTTAGGTGGTGCCGTAGCCACGCGTCGTGGCATCGCGACGCCGGCACGATTGAGTACTGGCGACGGATGGCTGAGGCGGGTTGCGTACCGATCCACGGCACCAGATCCCGATACCGGCGAGGCTGCCGCTGCTCGAGCTGCACTGCGGCCGAACGTGACTACCGCCGCGAGTACCGAGCCAGACAAGGCCGCTAATGACAATCGACCTCGATGACCTGACACTCGCTGAGCTGCGAGCCGTTGCCCGCTGGTACGGCCTAGTCGAATCACACAACCCCGACACGCTCCGCGAAGCCATCCGACACGCAACCCGTCAGACGCCCCCAGAACGCCTCTGACGGCCTCGACACCCAACACCGCACGATGACACCCAACACCGGCACGAAGCCCGCAGAGACGCCCACAAGCCCGCAGAAGGGGCCTGTATTTCGAGGTTCGCTTCCGCAGGCAT